TAAAATAGCTTCACTATAAGTTGCTGCTGTATCTAAATTAGTGTAATAAGCTGTTAAAGCTAAAGCATCTTCTATTACTCTTACACTTGGTACTGCTCTTTCATATTCTAAGTTACCTAAAGCACCTTGACCATCATCATAATAGTAATAAGTTCCTGAATCTAAATGAATATCTCCGTAGTCATAATTACTACCATCTGCATAAAAAGTATAACCTGCAAAACCAAAATAATCTGTTGAATCTATTAAAGTCATTCCTGAACCTGTATCAGCATATCTTTTAATCGTTACATTTGCGTATTGGTCACGTGGTGTGTTACCTATGTTTACTGGTGTACTTGGATAAGCACCACTATTGTATGAATCAAAAGTAATAAACTCTAAAATGTATGGACTTACATCATACCATGTAGCGGGTTCGTTACTACTTGGGATTAACTTTTGTAGTGTATAACTAGGACTTGATGGTGTACCACTTCCATCATTCCAAATATATAACTCTACTTTTGTTTCTGTTTGTCCTGTTTCATCTATTTCAATAATGTATGGACTTCTTGCAAATATGTTTATCATTTCTTCTCTAAATATAAATTAACTATATCAATTCCGTATGCTTCAATTATTTCATCAGGTAATCTATCGTATGCTTTCTCAAATGGCTTTGTAAAGAATAAACTAGGTTTCAATCCTCTGCTATAAATATTTCTAGCTACTACATTTGTAACTGCTTTAACACTACCCTCTGCATACTTACCATTATTTCTAAATCTAACACCCTTTCTTTTTACCCACTTTTCTAATGAGTTTGTATATGATGCCCATGTTCCTTTGAAATTACCTGAACCAAATCTATAAGGAGAGTTAGGTGCTTGTTGCCCTCTTATCTTTGCATTTGGAGATACATTTGCAGGATTGAAACCTTTAACACCTTTATCTACAAAAATACCGTAATCCAACATTTCAAAATACAAGCTAATAGAGTTTGGATTAACTTTAGAAACTCCATTAATACTATTGTATAAGCTCTTATTAAAGTTCTTTTTCTGTTTAGATAAGTTGCTTCTACTTTGTTGTATTACGTACTTCCTAAACCTATCAATAGCTTCTTGTACTTCTTTACTGTCTAACATTTTGTCATTGTGTTAGGTACTACTATATCTACTGTCATTGTCCAACCTGCAACCTTATCTTCAAACCTATCAGTAAAAGGTTCAATACTTACTGAACTTCCTAAAGTGTAATGTGAACTAAATAAATTACCTCTTCTTAACTTTTCGTACAACCTTATTTGAACTGATAACATACTATTCAAAACATCATCTTCATTATCATTCCCTATGAACTTATCAGTAGTTTCATCTTTAGAAATATCTACTATGTCCATACAGATAATAGAAACGTTGTAAACTAAACTAGACTGGTCAGGTGTGCAGTTGTTAACTATTAAATGTGCTAAAGCGTATTCTTGCTTTTTCCAGTTAGCAATATCATCTAAACCTCCCTTAGATACTTTATTAATTAAAGCATCATTTTCTAGTTCAGTTCTTAGTGTTGTTGTTATGTCGTAGTAATTTGTCATCTTCTATTCATTTGTTCCTTTTCAGCTTCTGTTTTATCCTTTTCGTAGTTCAATATAGTTAAACATTTATGAGCTTGTTGTTTAGTAACCTCGTCAAATCGGGTAACATCTCCTTTAGCAAGTTGATAGATTGCATGATACCATCCCCACTTTGCTCCGAATTGTGCTTTGAGTGAGTAGTCATTTCCTTTACTTTCTCCTCCAAATACATCGGGATAGCTTTTAGTAAATCGTTCACTAAATGATAAAAAAAAAGCATTGCACCAAATACAACATCTAAAGGTAAACGTTTCATTTCCTCCATTACTAACTCATCTGCTTTGTAATCTTCAATCTCGTAAAGTTGTTTATACTTAGCTTTAACAGGTCTATATAATACACCCATAGCAATGTGTAACTTCTGAATGTCGTTAATGCTATTTGAAACGTCTATTAACTCCCCTAAGCTAATATCGTCAAGGTTAGGTATAAATCCATATTCTTTACCGTTAAAGTTTATTATACGCTTTAATTCAGGCTTTACATCAAACACGCTTTTAAAGTGGTGCATTATCTCTGTTACATCTTTGTAAGCTATGTTTAAAGTGTTCTTTAAATCTATATCGCAAAATATCTCAATAGTCTTTTGACTAATAAATAATTCATCGTTTGAGTTATCCACTACGTTCATGTAACGTTGGTACTGATGTAGCTTTATCTCGCTTAATGAATCAGGAATATTTATTTTAACTTGCATATTATATTAACCTTAATTATTGTTTTTTGTAGTACTGAATTGCTTGGTTGTATAATTCATTTAGCAATACAAATTGCTGTCTTATTTGCATACGGTGTGAAGTCATAAATAAACGTTCGTCAAATATTATCTTACCTCTATAACCTTTCTTATCTCTTAGGTATGATTCGCACAATGCTATCATTTGTCTAATGTCTACTTGCTCTACCATATACTATATTTACCTTTGTTTGGATTAGATAACTGATAAGCTACAGCATAACGTAAAGCATCCAGTCCATGATTCCATTTATCAATAGGAGTTTCACTCTTACGCTCCAACCAACAATAGTTGTTAAGTTCTTTTATTAAGTCGGTACTATCTTCATCTATTATCATATCGTAATCCTGGAGTAAAGCAATACCATATTTGACACTATCAGCACCTTTAATAGTTGGCACTACATTCAATTTCTTTGCCTTTAATTCTGCTATTAAACGTGGCTCTGCATTATCTGCTACTATCAATCTATCTTGAGCAAACTTATAGTTTAATTGTGCTATCTCTGACGTTGTTAAACCTGCTTTATAAACGTGCAACCTTACATGTATTTCTTTCTTGTCTTTATTAATATATGTTTCTACTAACGTTGTAGGGTCTTGACTAAATCCAAAATCTTGTCCGAAGATAGTATCGTTTGTGTTAGGGAATTTGCCTACTGTCCAATTAGTAAATATAACACCCTCTGCTTTATTTAACCAACCACCTAAGATTGCGTGTTTATACTTTTCAGGTCTACGTTTCTTTGTCTCCTCAACTTGCTTTAAAAAAGATTCACTTAGATTATCTTTGTTATCTAAATATGTAGTGTGGATGTACGTAGTATCTCCTTTAGTTGTATTGCTTCCTGCTTCTACTCCTTTTGCTTCAAAGAACTTTTGATATATAAAATGCTCTTTAGTTGCAGGATTCAGAACAAGTATAACTCTGTTCTGTTTATTCTTTGCTCTTATTGATAAATCTATTTTATCAAATACATCTTCATCTACTAATTCTTCAGCTTCATCTAGTACCCAACAAGTAACACCTGCTAACGATTTTAAAGATGCTGTTTGAGTTCCTGAACTTGTTTTAATACCTTTGAATATAATCTTACTTCCAGTCTTTAGATTGATTATTTCATCTTTAGTAATATGAAAGTCTGATTCATTCCCTAATAGTTCTAACTTCTCTAAGAATTCAGGAATAATTGAAACGTGAGCCGATGTTAGTGTGTACCTTGTAAATAGTATAACCTCGTTAGATTCGTAAGTTAAACCTAATAAAAACATGGTTACTGTCCATGATTTACCTGACCCACGACCTCCTGTTACAATATAGTAACGGTTATCATTGTTAAATAAAGGTAAATACTTAGGATTTAATTCTAAAGACATCTTTTATATTAAACTCGTTAATGTTATGTGTAGTTTCAACTGTTTCTTTTGGTTTACCACAAGCATACTCAATCAATAACTTTGCTGCTGCTATTCTATCTCTACTATTGCTTTGTTCATTTAACATTATTTCACTTATAACTCTAAATGAATCTTCAACGTGTGGACTTGCTAAGTCAACTGCTTTTAGTTCTTCCTTTATACTTGGTCTACCTGCTTTACCTTTAGTAGAATGTCCTCCGTTATTCTTTCTCTTATCCATAATTAATAAAAATTAATTAGTTAATTGTTACAATACATAAACAATGCTTTATGATAAAGTTTAAAAGTTTCATCTATATGTATAGATAACTGGCAATATTCAAACACTTCTATTATTCTAGTACTCATTGTATAGCTTTGTTAGTTCTTTTATTCTATTCCTCCAACAATCAGGGCAACTGCTTAAAGGCTCGTTAATGTTGAATACTCTATTGTATATCTTTAGTAACTCCCTTTGTTGACTTGGTGCTAGTGTGTTTGTTTTAGATTCAAAGAATGTTGTTAGATAGTTGTATTCTTCTTCTTGTAAGCACTTAGGTTGTTTGTAAGGAAACAAGTTGTTTAAGATGTCTTTTCTTTTGTCACATCCACAATCTTCTCCCGCAATAAATTTAACTACTTTATCTACACCTGTTGCATTTAGCACTTTTTCAACTGTATCTCCTAAACCTTTACTTCTAGGCTTACGTTTTCTTGTTTGTTTTGGTTTATTTTCTTCCATAGTTATATTAATTCAAAATCTCTGTTATAGTAATCATCGTAATCTTCTCCTACGTTTTCTCTTAATCTTTGTTTACACTTCTTTATAGTCCAAAATATAGTTGTTACACTTATACCTGTATCTTCAGCTAGTTTTCGCATAGACTTACCTTCGTTTAGGTAAATCTCAAACAGTAACTTATCTGCCCAGTGCCATGATTCAATCTCTCCATTTACTTTATCATTTAGCCTACTTTGAGCAGATAGTTCTTCGTTACTTGTGTTTAAGGCTTCTAATCCTTTACAATCTTCTATGTCTATATAATTAACCTTATTACTTTGTTTTTGTTGATTGTAGTATAAATTCCTTAAAGTTAACCATACATAAGACTTATTTAGTTTACCGTTGTTAGTTATGTTCTCTAGCTTAGTGTATTTGTTTAGTTTTAAGTACATCTCCTGGACTATATCCTCACATGTGTTATGCTCTCCGAATGTTTTTACTATGTGTACCCATTCGTTATGATGCTTTGCTAATTCGTTTAAAAGTTTCACGTTTTTTTTTGACGTAAATATAGTCATTATTTTGATTAAAAGTTAAACAAACATAAAAAAAAGGCTAAATTATTAGCCAACCTCTCTATATTCTTCTTTATACAATTCTAATACTTTTATTGTTTTGTCAATATCACTTAACCATTGACCTTTCTTTCTACATCTTACTATTCTTTTAATTACGTCAAACTCCCATGCATTTAGCTTATGGTCTTGAGCAAACTTGTAAATACTTCCGTTTGTATTATCGTAGTGATTATTTTCTTCTATTGGCTCAAATCTGCCATTACGTAAAGTACATTCTTCTCCAGTATCATCTATTATTGTGTAATGATTATTTTTAACCTCAATAACTTCATAATTATTACCCTCGGTTATATATTCATTAGTTTCTTTTGCTCTTACTTTCATATCTCTATAAAATAAAATTTTGGGTATTTAACTAATTCATCTTCAAATCTAAAGTAGTAGAAATTTTCATCTTCTGAATCTACCTCGTAATTGTGTTTATACTTCAGGTATTTAGTATTGTGTTCTACTATACATTTAACTCTTTTCTTCATGTCTTTTAAGTTTATCTAAGTTCAATCTGTTCAAAATATGCTTTACCTACTTCTTTATAATAGATGATATCTTCAATCATTGTATTGTATAATTCATGTCTATTTTCATGATAATAGTCTATCCATTTGTCAAATATTTTATTGAATTTTAAAACCCAATCTGAAGCCTTGTTTTTATTATCTGTAACAAAAACAGGAACTCTTGTAAAGTCCTCGTATGAACCTGTTGTGTAATATACTATATACATATCTTTTAAAATTAATAACATTACATAAGAAACATTAAAACGTTTTCTTATTACTCGTTAGGGCAATACTTACGTATCAATTTGAAAATTTCATTTAAGTCTGTAAAATGAAAAGAATCATCACTACTTAGAGGAATAAAACCAACTGTAAATCCAT